TTAAAAATCCTCTCTATCATCAATCATAATAGTATCATCACTCACATCCCAATCTGCATAATTGATTTGGGACTTGTTCCAAGTAAGTACAACATTAAACCTCTTAAATAAATCTAGAAAATCACTTATGTTGTCTTTGCTCTCAAACCCAATTTTCACAAGTCTATTCTCGTCGCTGTGATTATCCTTGCAGATAAAACGGTAGCTGACAAAATTGGAATATCCTGTATATAGTTCAAAACCAACCGGTTCATACCTTTCAATGTCAACACCACGATCCTTTAAATAATCCCTTATGAAAAGGTAGTCTGAAACATCAGCTGCAGCCGTTCCTTTATAGTCATTGTATTGTGTAGATGCTTTCATTCTCTTACACCTCCTTTCCGCAATAGGTTTTCCATATATGGAGATTGCTAATTATTACAAAGGTAAACAGAATCTTTTATAATATCCTCTGAAACGCCATTCAACCGCAGCCTCTTTGCAATGCGATCTTCAATTCCTCTTTCTTTTATTCTATTGAATATGACATCCGTAAAAAAATCAATGGCATAATGGATTTCCTCCTGCCCATCACGATTATTCACATCTATACCACTAAAAGGAGAAAGTTTTTTGTGAAGAATCAAATAATATACACCGCCAATCAACAGTGCTGAGAGCGAACCGATTTTCACATCACTTTCTGCAAAGACTCTTTGAAAACGTCGAACCAAAGGCATAGTATTAAACTCACGCATTTGAGCAGTACGTTTAGTGATTGTATTTTCATCACATATTTCCCATTTCAAGAGTTCCTGCATGATTATATTTGAATTTAAATCATCAAACAAACCGTGCATGATAGAGCGGAACTCTTTTTCCGTACATTGGTTTTTCTCGATGGAGTCAATAACATCACTGAACCAGTAATCATATTTTCTGGTATATATGTCCATAAACTCTTCCCAATCACCAAAGTGACGATGAAAAACCGTGGACTCTACTTTGGCAAGATTTACAATGCGCATGAGTGAGGATTTGGCGAAACCCTCATTTTTAATCACTTCTGACGCAGCATTCAAGATGTCATTCCGCAAATCCTTATTTGTGCGTCTGGGGCGTCTTGTTTTGGGATTATCCATGTCTTATTCCTAATTTTTTGTCTGTTTCTAATAGTGCATTTATCAATAAATCCAAATCTTCCCTTTCGTGAGAAGCCAATACACTGACGCGCAACCGTGCCTCACGCAATCTCACTGCAGGATAAACAATAGATATGGCCAATACACCTTTTTCACGAAGCATTTGAGCTGCATCATATGCTTTCTGTGTATCACGTATCATAATTGGGAATATAGGCGACACAGAATCTCCTATATCAAAACCTTCTTCCAATAGTCTGGAACGGAGATAATTCACATTATCCCAGAGTTTTCTACGTATTTCCGGCTGTCTCTTAATCAGTTCCAACGCTTTTAATACTGATGCAGTTACCTGTGGGGTAATGGCTGCAGAGAAAATATTACTGTCTGCATAATACCGCAAATATTCAATCAGTTCATGGGATGCTGCAACAAAACCACCTACACATCCGAATGATTTGCTGAATGTTCCGGTAATAATATCTATCTGGCCAAGACACCCATAATGCTCCGCTGTACCTCGTCCGTTTTCTCCAAAAACACCCATACCATGGGCATCATCCACCATCAACATGGCATCATATTTCTTACAAAGTGTGTTGATTTCCGGTAAACGGGCAAGGTCTCCGCCCTGTGAATAAACTCCATCTACGATGACCAACTTGGTTTTATAGGCATCCTGGGAGTGTTTCAATGCCAATTCAAGGTATTCCAAATTGTTGTGCCCAAAGGATTTTACATGAGTACCTATCAAGCCTGCAGAAGCACTGGCATGGATAAAAGCATCTGTAATGGCAATGTCATTCGGTCCCAATAAGGCTCGAAGAGTTCCGTCATTGGCTCCAAACCCGGAAGAAAACAACAAGGCATCTTCCTGACCGGTAAATTGTGCGATTTCCTGCTCCAAACGACGGTGAATATCCAAATAGCCACCTATCACTTGAGCTGCGCATGTTCCTGTTCCATATTTCCGAACAGCCTCAATACCGGCTTCTATCGTTTCAGGACGTTGGGACATACCCAAATAATCATTGGCTATAAAACTGGACACATTCTTGGTACTTCCTTCCAATTCCATCCGTGCGTCCACTCCGGAATAGGATTCTATCCAATAATGCTTATCCGGATAGGTTTTAAACTGTTGGGTAAATTTCTGAAAATCTTTGGCTCGTTCAAGCGCATTCATGGGAGTACCCAATTCAAAATCGTGTAGGGTATACATTTAGGTTAAGATAAAGGATTTATTATTGTTCCGTTTTTGAACTGCGGAAAAAATGATTTCACATGCAAATTTATCGGATAATATTGACTTATAGATGGTTATAATGTTAAAAGTCTAAATTTGTTTTGATATTTATCGTTTTATATAATTGAAGATGTTTATATTTGCTGTGGAGTTGTATATAAATATCAGCATCAGGATGATGCCGTCAACCGGATAACGGATTCCGGACCATTTTCTTCATTATAGCTCCGTCCGCACCTACCTTACTTCTTCAGCGGACACAATCCATTGGAAAGGCCGGTAACCTTTCCCAACATTAACCTTAATCACACAAGCGATGAAGCAACTAATGCTACTTCTATTCGGTGCAGGAGTTGTGACAGCGGGTGCACAGTCCCCCGGCGGTGTCAAAGGAACAGAGTTGTGGTTCCAGACATTGCCCGTGACGGCAGACCTTCAAGGCGCATACCGCTGGATGGATTTCGCAGGGGATTCCGTAAAATTGCGTTCTCTAGACCGCAGCGGAAAACCGGGAAGCGAATACACCCAGACCCGCTCCTTCGCGCCGGCATTCAATTTTCATCCGGCACTGTACCTTTCAGGAGGAAGCTACGGAAAAACAGCTTCCTTCAAGTTCTCCAACTTTTCACAGGCTACTGTCTTTGGTGTCTTTGCCCTGCCTCCCGAGAGTCACGACAAGGATATGCTGATCTATTCCCTTGACGGGAGGAAAGGCGGCGGCTCCATCCTGTCAAAGGACAAGGCCGTACGTGCCAACGGCACGGAGCCGCTGGACTACGGAAAGGACACGGGAGAAGACCTCTTGTTCTCCTCTTCTGACAGACAGTCTGCTACAGACTTCCGGGAGTCTTCCGTCCGCGTGCTCACCTATCTGAAGAGCAACCGTCCCGGAACGGGCCTTTGGGGAGAAAATTCCGTATCTAATCTGTTTGTCGGCGGTACTTACTCCGCATCCAATCCGCAGTTCAGCACCGGTTATGATGAAGCGTCATTCGGGAACAACCGTTTTGACGGCTATTCCCCCGAAGTCATCATCTACGGACGTTACCTCACCCCGGCAGAACGCAGGAAAGTGGAAAGCTACCTGGCCGTTAAGTATGGAATCACCCTGAACAACTCCTATCTGGACAGTGAAGGCAACCTGATATGGGACAAGGACGAGAACTTGGGTTATCACCACCGGGTGACAGCCATCGGCTCGGATGCCGCTTCCGCTCTCCACCAGCCCCTCTCCACCACTTCCTACGAGGAAGAACCCGTCTATGCCACCATGAAAGCAAACGACACCTTCCACGACGGCAATTCCTATGCGGAGTCGTCCGCCAGCCGCCTGCTCGTCATGGGGCGTGAATACGGCAATCCCTTGCCCGATAAAGGGTACATCTTCTGGGGTGACGACAACGGTCCGCTGACCACCTACACCTCACCGGCAGATACCCTGTGGCACATCATGCACCGCACGTGGACGGTACGCAGCAATGTACCGGCATCGGCAGACAGCACCTCGGTACGCTGGAACGGCACGGGCATGACCGTTACCCGGAAAGGCTTCCTGGACACCATCGAGCAGGACTCAAGTGCGACCGAAGCCTTTGCCGTCACACCGGCATTGCCCGGCCGTGAAGGAGCCGTCTCCTTCTATTGCCCGCTCAGTCATCCCACTTTCGACGCGGGCTTTACCGGCTCCGGCGGCAACACCTGTGAATACGGCTACCGCTTCGACAGGGAAGGAAACGTCTATGCCATCTCCGGCGGACAGGCCGGCACTACTGCTGTGGCCACCGGAGTCAGCGGCAGTGCCGTTTCCATCCGGAGGGAAGACGGGCAGGTCTATCTCCGCATTGACGGTATCGGCAGCCAGACGCGTACCATTCCCCTGCCCGAAACCTCCGGTTCAATGTCAGGTCTTATCCGGGCCGTCACCTCCGAAGAACCGCTGCACATAGCCGCTGTACGTACCGGCGGCATCGGTGACACGGGAAACATGGCAGAACTCAGCCATGCGCTTACCCCGGATGAAGAGTTCTCACAGTATTGCCGCAACCGTACCCTGCTGCTCATTGACCCCAGCGGGGAAGGCAGGTTCGATACGGAAGACATGATAGCCGTGAAATGCTCCCGACCGGACCTCATGCGCGGAAAGACCGTATTCCACAACCTGTTCTGGGATCTGGACGGCAGCGGCAGCGATGTATTCACCTTTGCCTATTATGACGGACTGGCGGCAGATGCCGTTCCGACTCCGTCCACCTGTGAGGACGGCAAACCCCGCAATGATGGCAGCATCGACATTGACATCCGCATCGGCACCCCCGTCTATGACTATGTGCTCTCAGCCGATACGGTAGCCGGCGTACCCAAGGATGAAATCATTGCAAGCGGCAAGTTCACCGGAGAGGCTCACCGCATTGACGGACTGGCTCCCGGCACCTATACGCTGAAAGTCACCCAGGGCGGCGGCAACGACATCTACGGAACAGGCGGTCCGCTTTACACCACCTACGTGCACGACAAGCGGATCTTCGCATCCGGAGAAGTTTCCTGGACGGTGACAGGAACCAACTCCAACTACCGACTCGGTGTGGAACCGAGAATATCCGACGACATAACGCAGTTCGGCTTTGATGTCAGAGGTGACAAGGCGTATATGATTATCGACGGACACACGAGCCTTACCCAGTTTATCCGCATCAAGGAAGGAGACGTCCTCACGCTGGGACTCGAAGGCATTACCGTATCGTACAAGCTCAACGGCAAAGTCATCCGCCGCTTTACCCAATGGAACATCCGGGCATGGCGTCTGTGCATCAAGTTCGGAACCGGTGAAACACATATTACCGGACTGACCGTAAACGGAGAGCTAATTCCCGATTTCACCCATTCGGGCAATGTACAGGTTGAGAATCCCAAGACAAACACAGCCCTCTTCACGGTACATGTAGGCAGTGAGTGCGACCCGACACTCCCCAACGGAACAGAAAAGAAGGAAGGTTCCCTCATCGGCTGGTCAGACCGGCCCGGAAACGGTGAAGGAAACAGCCAAGGAAACGATAACAGGGACGATTCGTTCCAGGTAAAGCCTGACGGAACGACCGGCATCTTTGATGTCGTGCTGGAGCAGGACCAGCCCGGGGATGTCACGCTGATGGTATTCGACGCTTCCGGCAAACTGGTTCACGAGCAGTTCATGGAAGGCGGAACAACCAAACGTTCGCGCTTCGAGGCACCCGCCCCAGGAGTCTATGTAGTCAAGGCCATCGGTCCGGATTGGGAAAAAACCCGGAAGATTATAGCCAAATAGTTCAACTAAAACCGAAATATCATGAAACGGACAATTATCATCGCCGCATCAGCCGTGACGCTGGCGGCAGCCGGCATTGCCGGTTCGCAATATCTGTCCGGCCAGTCTCCGAATACGCAGCTCCAGATGGAAACGGCATCGGAAATCCGGCAAGAAAAATCCGAAGACAGCGGCAGGAAGAAAGAAGACGGCAGCCGTCCTGCAAAGGCGGCAACTGGCCACCGCACTTCTTCCACTCCGATACAGGCAGCAGGCACGACAGCCGCCTATGCCACCCTCCGCTACGGTTCGGTCGGTATTCCCGAAGGGAAGACTGCCGACAACCCCGAGGACAACATCTTTGAAATCAACCTCTCCCGGACAATTCCGTCGGACGCCCGCGTCTGGCTGTGTTACGAGCTGCAGGGTGCGGATCACTCCGGAGCCGTAGCCAAGAGCATCAACGACCGTCCGGCCACCGGCGGTTATATGGCCACGGCATCCGACGGCTGGACCCATGTCCGCGAGGAGATTCACCCGGCCTGGCTGCATGAAGGCGTCAACCGCGTACTTTTCACGGCTCCCGAAGGCAGGAGCTATTCGGTACGCAACCTGCATGTCGAAACGGCATCGGGACCCGGGCAGGCACTTACGCTGTCACAAACTCCGGTAGTCTATGGCGACCTGGCCTATGTGCACGGCTTCGTCCGTAACGGGGTTCGGACGGTCAAGGCAGGACATACCGTACTTACATTGCAGGACGGCGAGTTCGAAGGCATCGTTCCCGTATCGGGCAGCAGCCTCACGCTCAGTGCCACTACCGCCTCCGGAAAGACCCTGACCGCTTCCTTCCCGACACTAAAGAAAGGCAAGGCAGATTATGAACGCGCTTTTCAGACTCCGGCTGCCCGGACGGCAGGGAAGCATTTTGCCCAAGACAAGGCAGACAGCATGAAAAATGCCAACGGTGCGCTGCTGGTAGATCATGGCGTCATGCTGGCAGCCAGAAAGCTGACCATGCGTCCCCTGCGTGAAATGGACCTGCCGGCACTGGATTTCGGCATGACCAATGTCACGGCCGAGGGAGAAGGCGTACGTTTCCTGCCGCACGGCACACACTTCACGGAAAAGGGAGCCACCGTCCGGTTGAAGTACGACCGCACCCGCATTCCGAGCGGCTACACCGAAGACGACATCCGTACCTATTATTTTGACAACGACACCAAACACTGGGTGGCGCTGGAAAGAGTGAAGGTCGACAAGCAGGAAGCCTGCGTGGTGTCACGAACCACCCACTTCACGGATATGATTAATGGCGTGATTCAGGCACCCGAATCGCCGGAGACCGAAGGGTTTGCGCCGACCATGATGAACGACATCAAGGCCGCCGACCCAACGGCCAAAATCAACCTGATTGCTCCGCCGCAGGCCAACAACCGCGGAACGGCCAGCCTGCAGTATGCCTTTGAGATGCCGCCTGCCCGAAACGGCATGGCCCCCTCACTCGGCATCCAGTACAGCAGTGAGGGCGGCAGCGGCTGGCTCGGTGAAGGATGGAGTCTTTCCGTACCTTCCATTACGCTGGACACCCGATGGGGCGTGCCGCGCTATGACATGGCCGGCGAGACAGAAACCTACCTGCTCTCCGGTTCCATGCTCTCGACCATGGACGACAAGGGACAGATGGGTGTGGCCCACCGTGGAGACAAGATGCCCCGCAAGGCAGACCGGCAGTTCTATACCCGTCAGGGAGGAGACTTCAGCCGTATCATCCGCAAGGGCAGCAGTCCGGCAGACTATTACTGGGAAGTCACCGACAAGCAGGGTGTGAAATACACCTATGGCGGTGAAGGCGCCGTTCTGAAAGGCACCTTCACGGATGTTTCCGGCAATACCCGTGAGGTGATTTCCGAATGGAAACTGCGCCGGGTGGAGGAAACGCACGGCGACTTCATGGAATACGTGTATGAGGCAGCCGATGAAGATGTCCGTGGCGGCTTGAAAGCCAAGGCGCTCTACCTGAAAGAGGTGCGTGCCGGAAATGCCGGACAGGAGCCCCATACGGTCGTGACGTTTGAAGGCGGCAAGACCCGGCAGGTGAAGACCAACAACGCCCGTTACGGCTACCTGACCTCTTCCAACCGCCTGCTGGAGAAAGTAACGGTGAACTTCCGGGGAAACGTGCTCAGAAGCTATGCTTTTGAGTACCGGAACGGTGCGTTCAACCGTGAACTGCTCGCCGGTGTGCGTCACCTGAACTCTAACGGACAGGAGGTGTCTTTCCAGAAGTTCAGCTACTACGACGACGTGCAGTCCGACAAGGGGTATGTCCCCTTCAAGGACAGTCAGGAAACGTGGAACACGCACAATGACGGGCTGGATGCCGGATTTGTCAATCCCCTGCAGGGAATGGATATGTTCAGTGACAAGCCTTCTGCTCTTGGTGGTACAACAAGCTCTTCGGTAGGTGGTTCATTCTATGCCGGTGTCGGTCCTGATGATCAAAGCACGACAACCACAACAACCGGAGGAGGCGGTTTCAATTATAGCAACGACCAATCCAGAGGACTGTCAACTTTTGTGGATTTGAATGGCGATGGATTACCCGATAAGGTATATCGGGAAAATGGTGCTTTGTATTACCGGTCTCAATTAAGGAATGGTGTTACAGGAGAAATATCTTATGGAGAACCTGTCAAGGTAAAAGGTATAACCGGATTTTCATCTTCAAGCAGCAATACTTACTCTGGCGGTACAGATGTAAAAGCAGGATGGGGTCCGGTTGCTGCAACAGTCGGTGAAGATCATGCAAGAACCACAACCAAGACCAAGGAATATTTCTCTGATATAAACGGGGACGGTCTGATTGATCTGGTCTCAAACAGTAAGGTGTACTTCAACCACATAGAGAAAGATGCCCAAGGCAATGCAGTACCGACATTTACCTTGAACAGTGCAGACACTCCAAGCCCTATCATATATGACCCGGCTAAGATAGATGTCTCTGTCGGTGCTGTGGATCCTGAGGAACAAGCGGAGATGTTGCGCATTTCACCAATGGAAGATGCTGTTCGCGTATGGGTTGCACCCAAAGCCGGAACAATAAGTATCTCCGGCTCTGTTTCCCTTGTAGTCCCAACCGGTGATTATGATAAGGAAGCATATAAAAATTCGGATGGTGTTCGTGTGGCTATACAGAAAGGAAAGTCTGAGTTGTGGAATAAGACCATCACAAAAGGTGATGAGACTTCCTACACGGCAGGCGTTTCTTTGTTATCCGTAAAGAAAGGTGATCGCATTTATTTCCGCGTCCAATCTGGGGCAACGGAAATGAGCAATGGCGCATTTGACGAAGTACTCTGGCATCCTGTTGTAACATATACAGGACCTGAAGAAATTATGCCCAATGGTTACTCAACGACAATATATAAGCCGGAAGAAGGAGCCTTGTATTTTGCGTCAACTTCTTTGAACATAGCACAAGGGAATCAGACTGTCGATATATCAGGTAAATTCACAAAACCTGAAACGACTGATGATGTGACCCTAATCATTTGGGGCTCAACAGACAGAAAGGATGTCCATGGTAATGATAATCCATCCTATGTTGAAAAGCAGCTATATACCCGGACCTTCCCATGGAATGAAAGCTATAATGATGATTTGGCCATATCCCTGCAAAATTCCGAAGGATTGACAAACTTACGCTTTGTTGTCAGCGCGGAATCCAATGTGCGTTGGGATGCAGTCAAATGGAGTCCTGTCATTTCTTATACAGATTCAACCGGAACAAAACAGGCTCGACCGGTTTGTCCGGATTACACGCTGTTTGCCAATCACATTGCAAATGCTTCATCGTATTTGCCGAGCGCAACCGATAGCACACTTTATGTCAAACCGCTCATTACTTTCTCAAATGCTGTATATAATGGCAAGCTTACTTTGACTGTAAAAACAGCCGACAGGCTCTTGGGCAAGAAATCATTTGCCATTACCGACGGTGTTATGGTGAATGATTCCATTTCAATACGGAAATCAGACATCGGAAGTGATAAGGTTTGGTTTGAACTGTTCTCTGATGACAGTCAGGTCGGTTCTGCCGTATCTGGAGTCTCCGTGCAAGTCAGGTATCCTTCGGTTATTCAACCTCAGACCGTAGCAGCCAATTTATATGCAGTAGATGAGCCGGCAGGATTCGGACATCTGTACCGTGGATGGGGCGGCTTCGTCTATAACGCGTCAGAAAACCGCTATTCCCGTCCCATAGATGAGTCGCTGTTAACTTTGCCACAGGATGAAGACGCAAAGGTTGATCCGCTGACAATGCCTTTCACGCCGTTAAGCACAGACCTGAACAAGCTCGACCGTTGGACTGGTCAACGTGAAGAAATCTTCATCACTGCCACCAATATGGGGGCTGCACGCCTTACGGAACTTGATGTCGTATTGACAAACCCGTTTGAGAATATTGGGGATGTATCCGGTTTGGCAGGAGAACATTTGCAAGGTACAGGTGCAGCAGCCGTATCTCAGGAAATGGTCAGCAAAAGTACCGTGAAGCAGACCGGTGTCGTGATTACCTATAATGACTCGAAGGGCAGCACTACCACAAAATCCATGATGCTCGATCTTAACGGCGACGGTTATCCGGATATTGTTGCCGGAGGTAAAATACAATATACAAATACGCTCGGTGGCATAAGCGGTGAGGTCTTGAGCGGCATAGGAACTGTTGTAAGCGAGAATCAGTCCAAAGGATTTGCACTCAGCAGTGATGCGATTGTTTCTGTAAGCAATGTCGTCAGACATATTGCAGCCGGAAAGGCAAGCGCAGCCAATCAGGAATCGAGCAATAAAGCTAAAGGTGGCATTCCCGTTTCTGCAAGTATTCCTCCGTCCAATGAGGACTGGAGTACTGAAAATTTCATCGATGTTAACGGTGACGGACTGCCGGACAAGATTATTGCCGGAAACAAGGTGCGCCTAAACTTCGGTTATGCTTTTGCCAATCCTATCGACTGGGATATTGACCGCATACAAGGTGGCAAGGGCCAGTCATTCTCGACAGGAGCATCCTTCAATATCGGTTCAAGCAGTTTTGCCGGTGGATTTAACTTTGTAACCTCCAAAAGCGGGGAGGAATATAATCTGACAGATATAAACTCTGACGGATTACCTGATAAAGTATGGAAATCCGGTAAAAATATCATGGTTGCCTTCAACAACGGTGTAGGATTTGATTCTCCGTTAGTATGGAAAGGTGCAGAAGCTCTTAATGAATCGGCTTCTACATCAGAAGGCAGCAATGTGGCCTTTACGGTAAATATCACTCCTAAAATTATCCCGATTAAAATATCGGTCAATCCCGGAGTATCATTGAGCCATAGCATCAACCGGACGAATTACACCTTGCAGGACGTGGACGGTGACGGCTATCTCGACATTGTGGAATCCGAGAAGGAAAGCGAGCTGAAAGTGACCCGTTCCGCCATCGGCAGGACGAACATGCTGAAGGCAGTTACCAACTCGCTCGGTGGCACGTTTACGCTGGACTATGCGCATACTGCTCCCACATACGGGCTTCCCGGCGGCAAATGGGTGATGTCTTCCCTCACGGTGGATGACGGTATCCATGACGACGGTCCGCTCATGACCACCGCCTTTGAATACAAGGACGGCAAGCGCGACCGCCACGAACGTGAGTTCCTCGGCTTCGGCGAAGTGATTACTAAGAATCTCGACACTGAAAAGGAAAATGCGCTCTACCGCAAGTCCGTACAGAAGTATGACGTATCCGGCTACTATACGCAGGGCAACCTCGTCAACGCTTCCGTGGAAGACGCAGCCGGAAAGGTTTACACTGAAACACGCAACGAATATGACGGCTACTACCTGACCGCCAAGGGTGACGAGTACACCTTTACCGCACAGCCCGTACTATGCAGCGACCGCGCTTCCGCCTTCGTACCGCTCCGCTATACGGCGAACCTGCAATACGAAGGTGCCGCACAGGGAATGATCACCTCGGAGGCATGGAACGAGTATTACCTCACCGGCCACCACGGTGAGCTGAAATCCTACAGGTTCAGCAACAAGGGCAAGCTCGGCAGCAAGGGAGACGGCAAGTTTGACTACCAGACCTCCATCCGCTATACCTCCAACAGCAGCAGGAACATTCTCGGACTGCCGACCGATGTGACCGTGACCGGAGGGGACGGAAAGGTTTACCACCAGGTATCGGCGGTATATGACACGAAGTACCCGAACCACCTGACCAGGATAACGCAGCAGCTCGGAAACTGCGAAGCCGTCACCGACTACCGTTATGACAGCTTCGGCAACATCCTGCAGAAGACACTTCCGGCCAATGCCAAGGGACAGCGCATGTGGTACAAGTACCGCTACGAGCCGGAAATGAACATGTATGTGGAACGTGTGGAAGATGCGTTCGGCTACCGAAGCGAGGCAGGCAATTTCGATTACCGCTACGGCATCGCCAAGGAACGCCGCGACCTGAACAACTTCTACTACGAGACCGATGTGGACGACCTCGGACGCATCACCGGAGTACGTGGCCCGAACGAACTGGCTACGGGTGTACCTTATATTATTGCATTCGAATACAGCCCGAAGGCTGAATTTGCGGCAAACGGCATCACCGCCCCGGCATACGCCGTGACGAAGCACTACGACATCCAGCATCCGGACGATGACATGGAAACCGTCACCTTCGTGGACGGCTTCGGCCGGCCTGTGCAGGTCAAGAAGGACGGCGTGGTCACTTCGGCATCCGAAGGCACGGTGTCCGATGCACAGAATGTAATGATTGTCAGCGGACGCAATGTCTATGACGCATTCGGACGTGTAGCCAAGGCTTATTATCCCGTCACGGAAGAACTGGGCAAGCGTACGGACTTCAACAAGGCATTTGACGGAGTGTCGCCGACCGTAACGGTGTATGACGTGCTCGACCGTGCCACGGAAGTGACCCTTCCTGACGAATCCAAGACGCTGACAGCCTATACCACGGATGCAGGCAGCCGGGCATTGGTAACTACCGTGACCGATGCTTTGGGCAACAAGCAGGCTACCTATACCAACGGCAGCGGCAAGACCGTCATGACCAAGCAGCTCAGCGGTCCTGACGGAGAAATCACCACCACCTTCGAATATGACGGCATCGACCGTCTGGTCAGAGTCACCGATACCGAAGGCAACGTGACGACCTCCGTATATGACATGGGCGACCGCCGCACCGAGGTGAACCATCCTGCAAGCGGCATCACCACCTTTACGTATGATGCACTCGGCAATGTGCTGACCAAGCAGACAGCCAACCTTGCCAAGGAAGGCAAGTCCATCACCTACGACTACGATTATCACCGGCTGACGGGCATCAACTATCCCGACCACCCGGAGAACAACGTGAAGTATTACTACGGCGGACGCAACGCCTCGCAGAACCGCATCGGTCGCCTGATGCTCCGTGAGGATGGGACGGGAGCCATTGAGTACTTCTACGGCAAGATGGGCGAAGTCACCAAGACCCGCCGCACGCTGATTGTGCCCAACCAGGCGATTGCCACCTATGTGACGCAGTGGACCTACGACAGCCACAACCGCCTCCTGGAAATGATCTACCCGGACGAGGAGAAGGTCACTTACTCCTACAACCTCGGCGGTCAGCTGGAGAAGGTACGCGGCTACAAGTCCTACGGCTATGACTACGTGAACCGCATCGGCTATGACAAGTTCGAGCAGCGCACCTATCTGAAATACTGCAACGGAGCGGAGACCTTCTACACCTACGAGCCCGCACGCCGCAGGCTGCAGAACCTGACGGTCAACGCAGGCGGCAAGTCCATCATGGACAATGGCTATACCTACGATGCCGTAAGCAATGTGCTCAGCGTTGCCAACAAGGCCGCTCTTCCCGAAAGCGGAAAGGCGGGCGGACAGATGGCGCATGCCTATACGTATGACGCACTCTACCGTCTGGCAAGTGCTACGGGAACCTATGCCGGAGCGGACAGCAAAACCGCTTCCTACCGGCTGGAGATGGGCTACGACAACATGCACCGCATTGTATCGAAGAAGCAGCATCTCACACAGCAGGGCGTACAGTTCGACGGTACGCTCCATGTGGGCTATGATCTGGCCTATACCTACGGCAAGACTGAGGGCAGGAAGTTCCAGCTCGCAGAAGTGAAGGATGCGAACTACCGCACGGAAGAAAATCCGGACTCAGTGGCAAAAGTGGACAACAACCATACCTATACTTACGATGCCAACGGCAACCTGGTCTATGTCAATACAGGCCGCATCAAGCAGGACGGCGCGTTGGATTACACCGCAGCCGAGCGCAAGCTCCGCTGGGACGAGGAGAACCGCCTGACGGCTTCCGATGACAACGGCTTCGTGACCAACTACTGGTATGATGCCGACGGTGAACGCACGGTGAAGACCTCCGGTGAGGGTGAACAGCTCTACGTGAACTCCGAGTTCGCGGGCGGACGCACCAACACGGCGAAGTTCTCGCTCTACGTTAGTCCTTATCTGGTGGCCAACCAGGGCGGACGCTACACCAAGCACATCTATATCGGTTCGCAGCGCATCGTTTCCAAGATTGGCGACTTCGCCTCCTACGGTTCCGACCCGAGACGCATCCAGTATGCCGGCAGTGAGACGGACGGACTTTCTGTTAATTACAAACAAAAATATTCCGCCCAACAGCAGGTAATTAAGGATAATTATACTATCTTTGAGGTGCCGTACAACGGAACGGACAACAACGACTATGTGGACGGACAGGGATTCTGCTGCGACGACGGTTCTCCCGAAGCTGCGCAAGCCCGTGCCCTGGCACTGGAAAACAATTTCCAGGATCCGGACGCATACGAGAAGTTGCAGTTCTACTACCATCCCGACCACTTGGGCAGCAGCAGCTACATCACCAACCTGGACGGCGAGGTGGTTCAGCACATCGAGTATGTGCCGTTCGGCGAAGTGTTCATTGAAGAGCGGAACAGCATCTGGAATACGCCTTATCTCTTCAACGCGAAGGAATTCGATGAGGAGACGGGAATGTATTACTATGGTGCGAGGTATTATGACCCGAGGCTGAGTTTGTGGATATCTACGGATCCTTTGCAGGAAAAATATCCTCACATAAACAGCTATTGTTATACAGCTAATAACCCTATATTATTTGTTGACCCAGACGGTAAAGCAATAATTAAAGGTGCAGTAGCTGCATTCAAATATGCTAAGAGAGTATGGAATGTATATAAGAAAACCGGCAAATTAACCCCATCAAATTTGAAAAAAGCAGGGTTAGATGAGTTTTTAGATATTGCAGGAGATATTCAAACTGTTTTTGACGGGGATGCTTCTCATTTGGATAAATTAAGCGCAATTGCGGATCTTGTTATTGGAACAGATTTTAACAAAAAAGGGCAAAAACAAGTTCTTAAATTAGTTGATAATGCAAAATCCAAGATAAAGCCTAATGATGGTGATGCTAAGCCACATGGTGGCTTAAAACACAATGAAAAAATTGATAATTTAATAGAAAAACTAAAATCCGGGAATAAAGCTCAGAATATAAGGAAAAATCAAAAGCAAGTAGATATTGATGGAAATGTAGTAGGGAACAATCGTCCTGACGTTCAATTCGATTACAATGGTGTACATACAAATGTAGAATATGATACTCGAACGCGTTCCATGGAAAAGCATAAGAAACAACTTCCTAAAAATGATCCTAATGCAAGAAATAAATTCTATAAGATAAATGATAAGTGATTTTAAATATCTGATATTCTCTATCTTTTGCATCAATGACATTCAAATAGTCATTGATGCAATAAGAAGCATATTTAAGACAGAGTTAGCAGAAGGCAAAGCAGAAATACGTATGGAAACTCCTATTGTATATGATTACATTAATCCTATAAGTGGAGGTCGCCATCTCCCGAAATTTTGTTGTTGGAAGAGTAAAATTTATCCTAATCAAATTTTTTTCATATCCAATTACGAAGATGGGTTATCTAATGTATGCAGAGCTATACAGAAGCACATAAAATGCAGCTATTTAATGTGTGCTTTATCTAATGGTATTGATAATCCATTTTTTAAATTTTATAGTTCTGATTATAGTGCTAACGAGAGGTTGATTCTAGCTTACAAAGAAGACAAGTGGGTTTTCTATGAAAAGGGAGTACCTCTATTTGTTGAAAATATGGATTATTACAAAAATAGATTAATAAAAAACAGATTAAATAATACGATAATTAAAGAGTACTTATTAAAGTTAGGTGTTAATGTTTCATCAATTGATGAAGAAATATCCAATGGATTTGTATTCTTTCGTAAAAAATGGTGATAGTCAATCAATAATCGACAGAGTTAATAGTCTATAGAACATAGTAGGAGGTAAATATTAACCATTAATATTTATCTCCTACTTTTTTATTTAGCGAGCCCTAAATACTTCTACGGCAAGATGGGCGAAGTCACCAAGATCCGCCGCACGCTGATTGTGCCCAACCAGGCGATTGCCACCTATGTGACGCAGTGGACCTACGACAGCCACAACCGCCTACTGGAGCACTTCCTGAAAGCGGAAAGGTGGACGGATGGCGCATGCCTATACGTATCGCACTCTACCGTCTGGAGATAGGCTACGACAACATACACCGCATCGTGTCGAAGAAGCAGCATCTCACACAGCAGGGCGTGCAGTTCAACGGTACGTTCCATGTGGTGTAGATAAGATAAATATTTTTTCTATAAATTCCACTCTTAGTCGTTTTGATTAAAAGAACAAAACGACTAAGAGTGGATATTTCTACTTCATCAAAGGAATACCTAATGCATACCACACAAATCCCAATGGACAACGTATTTTATCCAAAGATCTCAAGGATGGATTCATATCGCATCGTTCATCAACATGGCAAGGCATTCCTTCAGAGCAACCCTGTTTAACTAGTTCTTCTTCAGATTTCCTACACCATTCTTTCAGAGCGCAGGAACGCTTTCCTCCAACTAACATATTACCTATATGTTTGATAGGCTGCATAAATTCTACATCCCAGGATTTGTTACTTGCGTTCAAAGGATATTTGTTGTACTCATTCTGATTATTTCTAAGTAGCGGAGTTCCCAACTTGAAAAACAAATTAGAGAAAGACGAATAGGCATCCAATAGATTGTTGCATTTTAGCAAATCAAGTATAAAATAGGGATGATTATTCCTTAAATCCCAAGCTACGTCATAGGCATTGTCAATCCATGTTCTATAAGCAGCAAAAGCTTTGGGATCTTTCAACACTCCTTTAAAATGATGGCGTGTTTTTTCGCAGATTTCAGAGTAAGAAGGTAAATAATTATGATTCTTCAAATAATAGTCATAAATATCTTCGGGACAAACAGGCAAAGGAACCTCCTTATTTCTGATTCTTGCCAGATATGAAACGAATTGAGCACCTGGTACTGAACACATTAAAGACACATCACACAAAGCAATGATATTTAGTTTGTTTTTGGCAAACTCCGGTGAATATAGTTCGGCAATCATCTCTGCAATATGATATGGATGAATGGGATGAGAACCCTCTGATTCCGGGAATAATACCCTTTGGCACAACGAAGCCATGCTTTCCATAATATGCAAAGCACCAAATTGAAAGGTTTTACCGGCATCTGTGGTAACTAAACACTGAGGAATTTCAGTAATAGATGGATCTGTCACCAAATATTGCGGCACACGAATACTTTGATTGACGCATTGAGTAATAGCAGAAAAAGGGAAATTAGCTACGCTTCCCCATCCGTTGTTCAACAGATAGCGATTGGTAAATACATTTGTACTGTTGTCCAATGAAACAGAACCAGAAATTCCATCCTTTTCCTCCATGGCCTTTTTGCCTAACGACAAAAAAGACTCAAAGTACACATACGCATTGTAACAGCCGAATGAAGTCGTTATGTCCTGTATGAAATGGATCCACTCGTGAAAGAATGTGCCCAACTCTTTTTTAGAAAGTTTATGCAAGACTACTGCCTTATCCGTATTGACATAGATTTCCAGGAAATTTGGATAATAGGTTCCCATTATTTCCTGAAGTTTCAGTGAAGGATTATCCATGATATGAATGAGTGTTTATATTTATCTTTAATTTGATTCAAAGGTTGGTTATTTCACCTTGTATATATGACGAATTATACCGGTCAAAGAAACTGCAAATATAACCGTTTTTATTTGAATATAGTCTTTGAGAAAGCATTATACTACAATTATACTACGCCATGGAGATAATATATTGGCCTGGGACTACCTATTAATTGAATAAATGCTTATACGGATTCTATAATAAAACCGGTGAAATAGCATTTGCACTCATGTTGAAAGAATTACATGGAGTTGCTATATATTGGATAAGCTTGTCTCAACTTAAGACAATTAGAACTAAAATCCGTATTTTAGGAACAATAATTGCACTATTTATGTATATTACTGTATCTTTGAGAACGATTTTCTTTGCCGTAAGTACGCAAATTTGTATCTTTGCAGAAAAGTACATTACTCATGAATACCGAAATATTACGAATTATAGAAGGAGGGTTGACTAATGACAAACGGAAAGTCATCAGCTACTCCAATAGACTTGCAGATAGATTAAGCCAAGAGGGTGATACCGTTTTTGCTGCTTGTATCAGAAAAAAAATAGAAGATACCAACGTACGCCCCAGTGTGGTTGCGGATGCCCTAAGAAATGCCCCTTTGGATCTGGATAGCAGGCTTCAGATAGTCGAAGTTATCCCACCTGCCGAAAGTGTAAACAAAATTATTTTGAATTCTCTGACTCAATCCCAAATAGAAGAATTTGTCAACATTGTACGCAACTCATCTAAATTAGAGGTACAAGGGCTGGATATTCCAAAAACTCTTATACTCTACGGCCAACCCGGTTGTGGAAAAACAAGTATTGCACATTATATAAGCAATCAAACAGGGCTTCCGTTGATTTTAGCCCGGCTTGACAGCTTGGTTTCCTCTTTGTTGGGAAGCACAGCCAAAAATATCAGAAAAATTTTTGATTATGCCGGAGAGTTTCCAAGTATCTTGTTTTTAGATGAATTTGATGCTATAGCAAAGGCGCGTGATGACCAGAAAGAAATTGGAGAATTAAAGAGAGTTATCAACAGTTTGTTGCAAAACATGGATGCAATGCCTAAACATTGCGTTCTCATAGCTGCAACAAATCATCCTGAATTATTAGACAGAGCAGTCTGGCGCCGTTTCCTGCAAAAGGTCGAGGTGAAAATGCCTAAAGACAAGGAACTTGTTGATTTAATTCGTCTATTTTGCGGTGAAGATCAGGATAAGATTGCCGATCTGATACTCAATACAAAAGGGATGATAAATCTGTTTGAAGAAATATCTCCTTCTGATATGAAGAACCTTTTTGACCGGGCTAAAGTTAAGGGTATTTTAGAGGGGCAAAATGACTTATCCATATCTCATCTTCTTTTTAGCATTTATGAGTTACAAAATGGTGAAAAATCAGAGGATGAATTCATCCTTTATTTAAAGTCAAAAGGACTAACGCAAAGAGCAATAAATGAATTGACGGGCATTAGTCTTCGTAAAATCAAAAGTTTAACCGCTAATAAATAAATCATATGGCTAAAACACTTCCTATTCAGCTTGTAAAAACTCGTAAAAATCAGGATGAGTTCTTAAAAGAAGCCGGAGGCTCAAATGATCTCCCCAAATGGGCTACAGAACAAGTCATTCGAGAGAATTCAGTTCGACTTGTCAATGCGCTAGATAATATCAGCTTACATTTCGAAAATCGACACCCCCATAATTGTCAGTTGCCTTTATTGATAAAAGCCAAACTCAATGAACATGCAACGGCTAAATCATACCGTCCGAATGTTCGAGCGCTCCTTAACCGGAAACGTAAACACAATGTAATTGGCATTTCAGGGTTTCGGGATATTTTGTTTAAGTTGGATGGGAATGACGACATTAAAGCAATAAAAGATGATATAGCTTCTGTGCAGAATCATACATCTTCAAAAGATAAACTCATTGGTGTGGCTGCTATAGAAGAACTATCTATTTACACTTGCGATGTTAATATTGATGAGTTAAGCGACAAACTTCTTAAAATTCAGCTAGTTGATTATAAAGATGCGAACCTCAATACCCTGTCAGAACAGTTGCTCTTGAAACTTGGCAAGGATTTGGCATGTAATATAATAAAGGCAAATTATGCGGAGGGGTTGAGAATATTTAGAATAGAAAGTCCATCTGCAGATTCTATACGGCAAATAGCTACGCTTGATAGCGTAATTTCCATAAAAGAAATGCCTTATTACGAACTGGTTGCCGCCCCCAATCCGTTTCAAGCGGAAGTGGAGCTGGCAAAACCCATCGAAGGGGAAAAATATCCTATCTTAGGCATTCTTGATTCCGGAGTGGAAAAGTCTGACTATTTATCATCATGGAGTCTTGAGGAGGAAGACAATATTGCAGGATTAGATGAATTGGATATAAATCGGAACCATGGCACAATGGTAACGAGTGTGGCGGTTTATGGGGACATACTGGAGAATACTAATTGTACCGGTTGCGGACCCTTGAAATATGTCAGCAACATAGTGAATTCAGACAGAGAGGGAATACGGATTTCTGAAGATGAACTGATTATGTATATCAGAGAAGCTGTGCAGAAACACCCCGAGATAAAGATCTGGAATCTTTCTCAAGGCTCACAAACGGAAGTATCAGACTTTATATTTTCTGATTTTGCCATTGCATTGGATGACATTCAAAAGAAAAACGATGTTTTGATTTGCAAATCAGCCGGAAACAGTCACAATCTGGGTCGTATTACTTTGGGAGCTGAATCATTATTGGCATTGACAGTCGGGTCTGTATGTAATAAAGGTACGCATCCTGAAGATTTGGATGAAGGGATGCATTCTCCCTTTTCCCGAATAGGATATGGTCCGGAAAAATTAATCAAGCCGGAAGTCGTACATTATGGCGGTAATATAAAAACAGGCGTTAAGGTTTTGACGGGTGCAGACATTCAGCATACAGCATTTGGCACAAGTTTTTCTACTCCAAGGATTTCATCGTTAGCAGCTCATCTTGTCCACAGACTTGATGGAACTTTTGATCCGACTTTGGTAAAAGCTTTAATTGTTCATAATGCCAACTATCCATCAGTAGTAGATAAAAACACTTCAGAATATACCCGAATCTATGGTTTTGGCTTGCCTTCAACCATAGATGAGATGTTAAACAATGACGAAGATGAATTTACGATGGTTTGGCAACCTGATTTCAATGAAGGTACAGATTTTCAAGTGATTGATTTCCCTTTCCCAAACTCTTTAATAGACGAAAACGGCTATTTTTATGGCATAGTAACGGTGACAGTTGTTACTGATCCTGTACTAAAAGGAGGAGAGGGCAATGAATATTGTCAGACGGATATTGATGTGAAAATCGGACCGATTCAGGGAGTCAATCATGTAGCTCTTGGTGCTGTAGGAATTCCTAAAACATATCGAAATGAAGAAAGAATTATTTCTTTGCATAACATTTTGACTGGGGATAAATACTCAGTTCATCAACCTGAAATGATGAGGGAACGTAATCTTATTATGAAAAATCACAAGTGGCAACCGGTAAAAAAATATCAGGTAGACTTATCTACAATGACCGATGGACAAAAAGAAAAAATTAAAGACGATACCACATGGGCCATGACAATACGCTCATTTACTAGAGATGCTACTATGTGTGAATTGCAAGAAGACGGTGTCATAAACTCTATAAGGACAACCATTATTATAACGATTAGAGACCCAAAGCATAAAGGTGTAGTATATAATGAGGGTATTCGATTATTGAATATTCATAATTTTGAACATTCAAATATTATTATTAGGAATGATATTCATCTGTCAGAAGGTGTATAGACTTCAATGACATAACAGGTTTACTTATTGATTTATATGAAGGAGTATCAAATTTGAAAGATTAATTTGATGCTCCTTATTTACTAACATATATAGCAAAAATGCTAATCGCATGACCAATTAATCTGTAATAGCAAAATTCATCTGATTCTCAACAGCGGGAATAGCCATCCAAGGTTATTCCCGTTTTTTATTCCCTCAACTGAACAGTGGTTCTACCATCGTCCATCCGCAGATATTCCAGATTCTTCCATGCAAAGATAGCTTTTTGCCTTGTCGCAGACAAGGCAGCCCTTGCGGGTTGGCTGCAAAAAATCATCCTCACTTCGTTCCGGTATTTTTTCCGCCAAGCCTTGCTTTGGACAAGGCAAAAAACTGGAGGGGCATGTAAGAAACAGGAATACCGTGCTCCAAGGAGCCGGTCATGTCAAATTTAAATCCATTAAGAATCATGAAAAGAAACCAGTCTTGGAAAGGATTTCCGGAGTGCGAATCGGAAAGCGGATGTGCCTATTCCGGAAGAAATATGCAGGCAAAACGTTCAAATCTGCCGGTTGAAGATAATCCAGTCATTAACCTCATAATCCTTTAGCTTATGTTGTACTATCAGTTTAGGAACTACGATGAGTTCAAGGAAATTTTCGCAGTGGAAAAAAGGAACAATGGTGCGAAGGTCAGAAAAAACAAGATCCTGCTCAGCCATCTGAAGAATGCAGACTTGTTGAGATATTGCCGCAAGAGAAATGATTTCACCTTGCTTAACATTAAGGATATGGCCCAACTTCAGCAGGTGGCCATTGATGCAGTATGCAGTTCTGGCAAACAGGATGATTCGCTTCCCCACAGAGTGGAACTGATTGGAAGAACTTACTGGTCTACACAATACCGCACGGATGAAGCCAGAGGTATCTGTGAAGACGGAGACCATGGTTCCATCCGCTATGTCAATATGGAACGCAGCAGGGTGTTCAAAATGAAATCGGCAAAATTTCTGAGAGCCGTCATGCTGGAAACCATCGTAGGAAAAATCCTTTCCTCCAGTGTTGTGAACTGGCTGTGCGGTGATGTGTTTGCCAAACAATGGTACACATTTACGCTGGGCTGTACGTCGGGTATGGAACTGCATGTGGACAACAATTTCGAAGCCATCTATGAAAGTTTCTGGTGCAAAGGATACTTCAATTCCTGTATGACGGATATGGACAGGCATTCATTCTACTTGGATTCGGTAAAAGCAAAAGCTGCTTACCTCAAGGACGAGGAAGGAAAAATTGTAGCAAGGGCTATCCTGTTCACCGAAGTGACCGATCAGGACAACAGACGGTGGAGGCTGTTGGAACGCCAATATACTACCGGAGAGGACGAGATGCTGAAATACATGCTTGTCAATAAACTAATCCAAGAAGGCTACATTGACGGATACAAAATTGTGGGGGCATCCTGCCACGAGGCGAACGCATTTGTCGGCATTGACGGAAGTTCGCTTTTTGACCGCAAGTTTGAGATAGACTGCGACCTAGCCATGGACGACACTCTTTCCTATCAGGACTCCTTCAAATGGTACGATTACGAGGAAAGGAAGGCCTACAACTACAAGCATTCGGCAGATGATTATCTGCTGGATACGACCGACCGTAATCTGAATGGTGATGATGACGAAAGCGAGGAGGCATGGGATGAATATAATCAGCGCTATTGTACAGAAACGCAGGTCTGCTACATGGAGGGACGGGAAATCGAAGTGGATGTGGACGATTTGGAGGATTTCCGCTATATATCCTCTTGCGGTGAATATCATCATCATGACGATACAGTTTTCTGTGATTGGTGCGAAAGCTACTGTCTGACAGGCGACTCCGTCTACTCGGAGATTACTGAAGAATATTATTGCTGTGAGCAATGCCGGGAGGATGCTGAAAACTGTCACAAGGAGAAGTATTGGCATTATTCCGAATATGACAAGGACTGGTTTGAAGATGCGGATGAACTGACGGAAATCCAGATATGGAATCAGCAGGAAAAGGCTTACAAGTCACAAACCATCCATTTAAATACCATAGAAACCCTGTTGGAGGACGGTTTGATAGTCTGTTTTGACGAAGAATACTATGACTCGCTGGATTCAAGAACCGGTCTTCCATTTAATTTCTCCGATAATAATATAAACATTTATGAAGAAGAACATGAATACGCAGCTGTTGAAGAAGCTATATAACATATACAGTCCGAGTGGAAAGGAACAGGAAATGATCCGCTTCCTCTGTTCCTATATCAACGGGCTTCACGGAAACATCAGTCTGCAAAAGGACAGTTTCGGCAACTTGTATGTAACCAAAGGCAATTCCGAGTCCTATCCTTGTTTAGTGAGCCATTTGGACCAAATATCCCATTGTAGGCATTCAAAGGATTTCAGAGTCATTGAAGCTGAAGGCATCCTTTTCGGCTACTCTCCATCAAAGCGGAGGTACGAGAATTTAGGAGCTGATGACAAAAACGGCATATTCATCTGCCTGGAATGCCTGCAGAAATACGATGTCATCAAAGTCGTGTTCTTCCGCGAAGAAGAAACCGGATGCAAAGGCAGTGCTCAAGCATACATGCCGTTTTTTGATGACGTGAGATTTGTCATACAACCTGATCGAAGAGGAAATTCCGACCTGATTACTGCCATCAGCTTCACAGAACTGTGTTCCGAAAAGTTCATCAGGGAGGCTGCTCCCGAAAAATGGGGCTATGCGGAGAAAAATGGGCTGATGACAGATGTTCTCACGCTGAAGGAGAACGGACTGGGAGTGAGCTGTGTAAATGTCAGTTGTGGTTATTATAATCCCCATATGGATGAGGAAATCACCGTCAAGAAAGACTTGCAGAAATGCTTGGACTTCATTGAACATCTCATTGAGGACTGCACAGCCGTCTATACCCACCAGGGGACGGATGAATTCTATGATTCCCTCTTCGAGTGCGAAGAAGAGATTCACGATATCCTACATCGGAACCCGTCGCTGTCGCTGGAAGACCTCCGCAATTTGTATTCCTCTTACTTTCCGCACCTGTCAACAGAGGACTGGATCCGGATTTATGAGGATTACCACATGATATGGGACGATGTTCAGGATGACATATCCGACTATGAATACTTGACCTGCAATAAGAAGGAACTATGATTGGCAAAAAGGATATACAACCAATCTGAAGACCTATTGTTCGGAATGTTTTTTTTCATTCATACAAATTATAATCTATATGGTATAGAAAATTCTTATCAATTATCTGATTATAATTATATGTAAACGAAAGAATATCAGTAACTTTGAATGCTTTTTCAAACTAAAAGAATAGCTGTAATAAAATATAGTCGACCTTGGCAATAAATAATCTGATAATTGCATCGGTGGTATTAAATTTATTGTCAAGGCTATTCGTTATAAGCATTCCGAAGCAATTACTTGACATCATTCCGTAATACATTATAAGACTTTATGGAACAGACCATCATACCACTAACAAAACTTTTCTTTGAACTTATTCAGATATCATTGGGAAATAGAAAGGAATTTTCCTGCATTCCTAGTGCAAAAGACTGGTTTGGCATTTATGAATTAGCTCACCGGCAAGCATTGACAGGCGTTCTATTTACCGGTATTACATTACTGCCCCAAAACCAGAAACCCCCACAAAAGCTGCTTTTGAAATGGTATGCCATATCTGAACAGATACGTATTCTCAATAAGCGCATCAATAAGGAATGTATTATCGTTGGCAATCATTTAAAAGAAAAAGGATTTGATTATACCATACTCAAAGGACAAAGCATGGCCGCACTTTATACCTTTCCACTACTGCGTATGCCGGGAGATATTGACGTTTGGCTGCATCCTGCTAAAATTTCAGAATGCTCACTTTCATTGGTTAGGAAATCTGTATTGGAATTGGCTGGTGATAAAGGAAAACTAGAAGGGGTAACGTATTGTCATGTGCACTACCCGCTACTCAAGGATACAGAAGTGGAGCTTCATTTTACCCCTTCTTGGATGAACGGATTTGCTGACAACAAAAGGTTGCAGAAATTTTTCATGGAACAGGTTCCTGTTCAATTCTCCAACGAAATAGAACTGCCGGATATTTCTGAAAACATAAACTCACCGACCATTGAATTCAATCGATTCTATATTTTGTTACATATCTATCGCCACCTTTTTGGTGAAGGCATCGGACTCAGACAACTCATGGACTATTACCATGTCCTGCATCATCAGGCTTCTGAAGACAGCATAAAGAGAACATTGGATATTCTTCAACAAATGGGCATGACACGTTTTGCTTCTGCCGTCATGTTCGTCATGCAGAAAGTTTTCGGTTTGAAGGATAATTATCTGATTCTTCCTCCGGATATAAAAGAAGGGCGTTTTTTATTGTCAGAAATAATGCGTTCCGGTAATTTCGGCAAATTCGACAAACGCATCCGGCGTTCTTCACGGATGAAATATGCCTCCGTTCGTTTTGCTTTCTCACTCAAAAGAAATTGTACATTCTTCAAGCATTATCCGCACGAAGTCCTTACAGATGCTCCATTCCGAATCTGGCTGTACTTCTGGAGAAAATGGCACGGTTGGATTTGATTCTAAGCAAACTGTTACTTTCAATAAAAGGACAACCTCTGTTAAAAAAATCATTTTGTCATTCCATGAAACAAATACAACTCTACGACTATCAAACTGAAATGAAACAAAGGATTGAATCGGTTTTTAAATTGCATCGATCCGCAATGGTACAGATGCCGACAGGTACGGGTAAAACGTATCTGTTGGCCGCATATGTGTACGACTGGGTGAAAAGGAATGAGAGTATAGTCTGGATTGTGGCACATAGACGTGAACTTATACAACAGATTAAAGATTCCGTTGAACAGATAATGGAATCTATGGATGAACATATTTCAGAAAATCTATCTGACAAAGTAAAGGTTGTGTCTATTCAATGGTTGTCTCAAAATAACTCTGCTGTAAAAGAGTCTCCCGGTTTGATCGTAATTGACGAGGCTCATCATGCTGTTGCGAAGACATATACGACAGTCATTCGAGACTATCCAAAAGCTAAAATATTAGGTGTTACAGCGACACCTTGCCGTTTGACGAAACATGGATTTACGGATATATTCGACATACTGCTGCAATCGTGGACAACTAATAGATTCATAGCCGAAGAACGTTTGTCTTTATACGACTATATGTCTGTAAAAATAGACAGTGAGGAACAAAAAAACATTTGCAGTTTAAAAAAGCGCGGATCGGACGGTGATTTTTCAATCCGCGAAATGAGTGAGAAACTGGATGTCCGACCAAGTCTTCAAAGACTTTGTAACACGGTATTAAAATATGCTGCAAACAAGAAAGGTATTGTGTATGCTATAGACATTGACCATGCAGAACATATCGCTGAATTTTACAGTCAGCATGGTATTAAATCCATCGTTATAAGTTCTAAAACTCCGGATGCTGAACGAAAGCAGCTTTTGAAAAGATTCAAGGATACTGATTCCTGTGCTTCTGGAAACATAAAGAGCTTCGATGATATACAGGTACTTGTCAATGTAGATTTGTTCAGTGAAGGCTTTGACTGTCCGGATGTTGAATTTATTCAGCTGGCAAGACCTACACTCTCGCTTGCCAAGTATCTTCAACAAGTAGGTCGTGGCATGCGTGTCTTCGAAGGTAAAAAGTATTGTCTTATATTGGATAATGTAGGATTGTTCCACATCTTTGGTTTGCCATCAGATGACCGTGATTGGCAGGCAATGTTTGAAGGAAAAATTTCCGGCAAAGGTAACTTAAAACAAGCAGAAGAAGATTTTTTGGAAATGCCATCTTTGAATGCTTCCTTACAGCAGGATTTCTCTCCTGATGAACGTACAGAAATGGTATCTGTAATGACTCATGATGGGCAACGTCATGATTTGGATGCAGCCCATGGTTATAAATTGATAATGGGAGCAGATGGTTCTGTGGGTGTGTCTGATAAAGGTGGCAAGGAAATATTACCTTGTATATATCGTAAGATAGAACTGAAATTGCATGGAATCGCTAAATTGTATTCCAGGAGAAAAATAGACCGTGAACGTCCGTGGATAGACTTAAGGAATGGTATACGCTTTGTTTTGCAGCCAAAACTGCTGAAATTTGAATTCTTGCAATTTAGCACTGCCGATGGTGTAAATCTGTATCCAAGAGTACAGACCAGGGTGATGGATGAGAACAGCTTTGTTACAGAAGCAGCCTTGGTTCATGGTATTAGTGACGGCCTCCGGTTTCGGAATTTTTATATTCCCAATAACGAGATGCCCAAGTTATTTGTTTTCAAAGAGAAAATGGATAATATTTCCTTGTTTGAAGATGAAAGCGGGAAACTCTTTTTCAAACAGAAATGGAAGGCGGAACTGCATCCTATTTTGTTGGAAGAATGGATAAATGAAAAAAAACGCTGGACAGATATGGTTGAGGATTTCGAACACCGGGTAAAAGAATGCCAGAAAACAAGATTATTCCGTTACCCTTTGCCGGTGGAACTTGATTGTGGCTGTAACTTGTCTGATTATGAAGAACCATTGGATATTCGTATTACTCGAAAAGACAAGAAAGTCTATAATACATTCTGTCGTGACATTCGGTTAGGACGGTGGAAATCAACCGGATCCTACACAGAGATATTTCGTCAGGCATATGGTATTCGTGTAGTACGGAATTGGGAGGGTAAATATCTTTTGCGTACCCGTTTCTTTGAAAAACTGAGCCGGCAGGAAGATCCTAAATATGATTATGCAGAATTGCTCGATGATGCCTACTTACATCTCATAGAAGATGGTAAGGAATATTATGTAGATCTTGGAAGCAAAGTCTGTTTTAATCAAATACCGGAATTGATACAGATTGGATTTGTAAAATTTCAGAAAGACAACGACATGTATTTTCCTTTAGACTACCGACTAAGTAGATGTATTCCATACAGGCGCGGAGAAATTGTCGGTGGAAATGACATTTGCTTTATTGGAAAGCATATTGTTCTGTTGAAAAACCACCAATCTGCATATTATATCAGACAAAGGTATAGTGACGACAAACGATTTATCATCTGTAAGAACAAAGATGCCTTCATCGGTGAAACTCAGTACGAGTTGTTCTATGATAACAAAACTCCTTATGAGATAAGACAAATGAAACATTAACCCTACAAAAACAATCACCCCGGCATTTTGCTGGAGTGATTGTGCAAATAAGGGCTTTTATTCACCCTCTTTTAAAGGTTGCAATAAAGAAAAATTAACTCGTGTAAAGGGTCTGGCAAATATGCCTTATCCCTCGGTGTCATTAAATAGAATCTTCATAATTCATTAGTTATTTTGTTGTAAAACAAATACATAACCTTGCCTTGGGAGAATAATACTCCTGTACTTTTTCTCGATCCGTCCTTTATCATTAACTATTGTATCAAAATCCAACTGAGTGCCACGACAGGTAAAAATAGCATTGATATCATCCGGATGATTCAAACAGACCCTTAACTTGTTTACGATATATTTGGCTCGAAAACCAATATAGTAATCGTCTTTTATATTGTATTCCTTTACTCGTTCATAGCATATTTCATATTTGGTAAAACCTTTTAATTTTATCTTTTGCTCTTGGCAGATACAATCCTGTTCCCTGTACTCAGAACTATCTATAATTTTCGGAGCCTTGCCGTTTACGGTAAATCGTGTTATTGTATTTTTATAACTATCTGAATTAGTTACCCTTGTCCAGGTCTTTAATGGATATTCAAATTCTTCTGTACTGTCAGCGATGAGTTCAAAAGAAATAGAATCTTTAACACGTATCGTACCAATGTTACGATCTATCCATTCAATGGTTATATGTGACTCATAATCATTATAATAACTAACTTCATTTTCAGGAAAATCAATGCTGGATGGTATAATTGTCATGGTTATCATTGCATTATTTTTCATTGTTCCGTCTCTATATTCATTGACTTTATCCGGTGAATGTTACTACATCATCCAATTTTGGATAGCCTTATTATTAGGATTTGTCTCTGCCATTACTTTTACATTGCTTCTTGGCAAGTTAAACAGCCTATATCTACAATTGCCGGATATATTGCTGTATGGATTATACATCTATGCCATTGCACAGACACTGATGCCTTTGTCACTATTGTGTAGATTTCCACAGGAAATGAGTATAATCAAGAGTGAAAATATCGGTATTTCACAAATCCTATACGAGAGTTTTCAAACAATATCCTTAATAGGTAAGATGTTGCTGATGTTGTCTATTTTATGGATTACAGACAAGAAACGGCTTGTCTTTTATATGATCCACCGGAGTCTGTCATTGACAAGCACGCCATCAGCGCTCAAAACATACAACCGCTATTTCCCAGATTAGTCATATTCATAAATTAGTCTTTCTTACTAACGTATTAAGCCCGATATGAATTCCTCAGTAGAGGTTATCATATCGGACTTAATTTTATTTCCTAATAAAAATACCATTCATAAAATGCTTTAAAACATATATATATCAAATGGCTCTAAATTGGGCATTTTATTAACGATATTTTCGTATCCCATATCTTTTAGTTTTTTTATTACAACAGAAATTTCTTCTGAATCATTTTCCAAGTTGATATACTATATATAATGTATATCGAAAAAGCATAATTTAAGTCAATAACAAACTGATTTATAAATGATTACTTTGCTTGTTAGTGAAATATTTATACATTTGCAGATGTATAGATACCATATCAATACTTATCTTCCTGTGCACCAAAAGAAATGTATAAATAAAGCGTTATCAGTCAAATTGGCTGTAAGATATGGTCCTATACATTAGGTTAAACTTATCTTCCTACCATCAAAGATAGCAGAGTGCCTCTCTGAAAAAAGGGTGATAATAACATAAAAATAACTCTATATTAGTAAACATGCTAGTAAAAAATGTAAATGGATCAAGTCGTTTTACAAGACCGAATGGATATAATTCTTGGCTTGAATATTGGGAATCACAAATTGGTCTGAAAGCTCATGAGTGTTTTGCGAAGGATTGCTATTCGAGAGAGTACCTTGTAGGAGCTCATGTCCAAAAGGTATCTTCTGACGATAAAGCATGGTATATTATACCGTTATGTTCAAGTTGCAATCAGAGAATTGATTATTTTGAAGTGCCCGAATCATGGCTTGTTCCCGTTCCTAGTAATTTATAACTCTTCTATACTGAACATTTTAAAGGCAAGGTGCAACCTTCAACATAGACATCATTTGTATTATTGTCTTAACGCTTCAATGAAACAAGTGCAGATCTATATATCAACAACCTGTTTTAACTAAAATATTTATGAGAAACTTACAAGTTGGAAGCATTGAGTTTTATCAGGCTTGTAAAGAAGCAACCATCAAAGCTTATGAAGGCAAAGTTTCGAAGGACACATTAGATGGCATTGTCAAATTAATCCCTAATCCAGCCGCTAATGGTACTTCTGTAAGTTGTGCTGGCGATGTTAATTTAACTGCTGCTTTTATTTATGGAACAGTTGAATGTAAACTTCCGTCAAAAAATAAAACATTCCAAGGAGAACATTGGGGTATAGGACTTGCCGGTTTTAGAGCATCCGGAATCTTTTATTCTGCTTATAGCAACTGGGATGCTGTATTTGATAACGCAACAGCTTATCATGTGCAATGCTTGGGAGCTGCAGCTGGAATCGTCCAAGTAAATTGGTTTAACAAAGATGGTGTACCAGTAGCACAATTCAATGGTATTGCAGGGGGCTTAGGCGTAATGCAAGTAGGCGGTAAAGGCTCTTGGAAGTAATCTGATATCTTAATCGCTTCAGAAGGTGTGCAAATTTGCGCACCTTCATTTTTTTACTGTAAGTATTAAAAACATTATTGTTAGATAAAATTTAAAATATGCTCCTTCTTAAAGTGGATTCAAATACAGATAATTCCATTTCAAATAATATCTCCTCTATAAAATTTATACTTTTGCAGTTGTTCATAATCTAGCTATATATAGATAAATAAATTTTTAAAACGTACATTCTATACAACAAGTGCATTTTTGTATTTCATTTGGTAATATAATATACAATTCCTATTACTAATATTGAGAGTACATAATCTTAATCGCTTTTCTCGCATCTCACTTCTGAAGCCATTTATTTTTAATGAAGTCTTTCATGAATACTAAAAGTATTCAGACATTATATTTGGCTGTATTTTTACGCAGAGTAAAAAATGTTATGATGTAAAAGAAAATCATTGTCTCAAGAAGTGGATGCATCATTTGGAATACTACCCTAATCGCAATCTTACTCAATAAATGAAGCCATAAACTATCAAAAGAACAACGTATCTCTTTTATCGAAAATCTATAATAGAATGTTTGATATTCATGTGTTTCAGTGGATTAAAGCCATGGATATTAAAATATAATCCATAAATTTGTAATTAATTGAAGAATGCTGTGCAATGATGTATACATATCAATTAGGGCGTTTATTATTTCAGACTTGAGAAACAGCCTTCACCGGATTCTAATCGTAAAATCCGGGAAGAAAACTATTATACAGCAAGTCGCTGTTTTTAGGGTCAATTTTCCATTTATTGGCGATATACAGGGTATGCCTCCAACCACTGTATATCGCCTTTATATGTTTTGTATGTTTAGTTTAAAACCATGCTTGGGTAAAGAAAGTTGATATTTTGATTCTTTACGCCAAAGATAATCTTATAGAGTTCTATATTTTAACTACTATTATCAACAAGGAATATGAAACAAAAGAAAATACTATTACAGCATAAAGTTCTTGCAGGCTATATCATCCTATCGGTTGTTATAACGGGAATGGTTTCTGTATTATTTCATGAGCGCAACCGAGTAGCGAAAATAGAATCTGAAAACCTTGCCATACGTCAGGTGCGCAATGATGCAAATTCCATATTGTACCATATTTCCATTCTTGCATCTTATGGAGAGACGGTATTATCATGGTCGGAAAATGATTTTTTGAAATACCGTAAGGTCCGACTATATATTGATTCTTTATTGCAAAAGATGCCTGATGAAGAATTTGTCAGCAAAGAACAAACCGACAAACTCCGCAACTTACTAACAAGCAAAGAAAAACACCTTAGCCAGATCATGCAGCTGTTTCGGAAAAGGAATGAAGCTGACAGCCTCTTGCTTCAACACTTACCTATGGCTATACACCAGGCCACATTGCATCGTACGGTTACACGTAAGAAAAAAGGAATTCCAGGTTTATTTGGGGCAAAGGAGACTGTAATCTTGCCTCCGGAAACAAGCACACTCCAATCACTGAATGAAGCGTATCTTTCCATGCAAGCAGAAAGGCAGAAGGACATAGACAATTATGCAAACAACCTGCGCGACTATAACAAAGAGTTGAACCAAGAGCTACGCACCTTGATTGCTACGATGGAAGGGCAATTCCAGAATGTCCTTACAACTAAGGAACAATATCTTAAGAATTCGCATGACCGTTCCACTCTCGTCATCACCAGTCTTGTCCTTTCCGCGGTTCTTCTGTTGGCTGTATCATACCTGATTATTTTAAGGGATATACGTATAAGGGAAAAAGGGCGGAAACACTTGGAAGAACTAGTTTCGCAAAACTCTGTACTCTTGGACATGCAAAAGAATATCATCCTCAGCATTTCTCACGATATTCGAACCCCCTTGAATATTATTACCGGCAACACCGAACTGGCAATGAACACACGGGAAAAGAAACAGCGAAATATCTACCTGAAAAATATTGGAGATGTATGCCTTCATGTAGTACATCTTCTCAACAACTTGCTAGATGTATATCAATTGAATGAAGCAGAAGAAAAACGTCAAGATGTCCCGTTCAACCTTCATGAAATGTTAGAGCGCACTGCTGCGGGATTCTCGCATATGGCCAATAACAAGGGCATACGGTTTGTCTGCGATTTCAAAAACACGGATGTCAGACTTTATGGTGATGAGGTACGCATAGAGCAGATTATTGACAATTTACTTGCTAATGCCGTAAAGTTCACTGAATCAGGCACGATTAGTTTTCGCGTTTGTTACCATGGCAGGAAACTATCACTGGAAATTGAAGATACCGGCAGTGGTATGACCGAAGAGACACTTTCACGCATTTTCCGTCCGTTTGAGCGTAAGGCATCAGCTGCCAATGCCGACGGACATGGCTTGGGGTTATCTATCACACAAGGGCTAGTAAAGTTGCTTGACGGGAGCATTGAAGTAACCAGCTCCATCGAGCAGGGAAGCATGTTCCGTGTAACTCTTCCGTTACGGCAAACAGACGAACCGGTGAATAGCAAGAATTCGATGCAACCTCATTTTGAACACCTGCCTCATCGTGTTCTGCTTATTGATGATAATATCATGCTGAGAGATGTAGTCAAGAAAATGCTGGAAAGAAAAGGTATAGTATGTACGGCATGCCCTTCCGTCAAAGAGTTGGTTAAGGCTATGCGTAACATAGATTATGACTTGTTATTGTCCGATATACAAATGCCAGAAACCAACGGGTTTGATTTGCTTGCTCTGTTGCGCAACTCAACTATTGGTAATTCGCGAACAATACCTGTAGTTGCCATGACCGCACGCGGTGACTACGAGAAGAAGGATTATTTAGAAGCCGGATTTGCTGACTGTATTTACAAACCGTTTTCTCTTCCGGATCTGTTACATCTACTTTCAACTCTTAAAGAGTGCTGGGATGATAAAAAATATAAGGTGGATTTCAGTACGATGTTAGCAGATGTTGAAGACAAGACAAAACTGCTAGAGTCCTTTATTGAACAGTCAAAACGGGATGCGGATGAACTCGCTTCAGCCATGAATGATTGTGATCGAAAAAGATTGCGTAAGATTGTTCATCGTATGCAGCCAATGTGGGAGCTGTTGAAATTGGATGAGACCTTGTTTACTTATCGGCTTCTACTGAAAGACTTTGTTACTGATGATAATGCTATACGAGAACATACACAACAAATTCTGAAGTGTAACACTATGCTGATAGAAGAAGCGAATAACGAAATAAAAAGATTGAACAATGAAAAGGAGAATATTAATTGTTGAGGACAATGTAGGCTTGTCGCAGATGCAGAAGGACTGGTTTGCACAGGCAGGTTATGATGCGGTAACGGCCATAAGCGAACCGATAGCACGCTCATTGATACGTAAAACCACATTCGACATGATACTTTCAGATGTACGTCTGCCAGAAGGGAACGGTATCTCTTTATTGGAATGGATCCGTAGAGAAAAGAAAGATATTCCATTTATAATTACGACTGAATATGTATCGGTTCCGGATGTGGTACGTACTATTAAATTGGGTGCAATAGACTACTTGCCCAAGCCTGTTCATAGAGAACATTTACTGGAATTGGCAGAGGATGTGTTTAAGCCTATGGTTACAGTACGAAAAAAGGAAAAGGTAATGTTTCATCGGACAAGTCCTCTAATATTGCAAGTACAAAAAAATGTCCGGTTGGTTGCCTCTTCAGAAATGGCTGTAATGATACTTGGAGCCAACGGAACAGGCAAAGAATCAGTGGCACAGAGTATCCATCAAGGCAGTGAACGCTGGAATAAACCTTTCGTGGCGGTGAATTGTGGGGCGTTGCCCCGTGAACTGGCAGCCTCTCTTCTTTTCGGACATGAAAAAGGAGCATTTACCGGTGCAGATACCGCCAAGGCTGGTTATTTCGATATGGCGAAAGGCGGAACATTATTTCTGGATGAAATCGGAACAATGTCTTATGAAATTCAAACCATGCTTCTCCGTGTGTTGCAAGAAAGTACCTATACACCAATCGGCAGCAGTAAGGAACGAGTAGCGGATGTGCGGATAGTCTCTGCCACAAACGAGGATTTGCTGCAGGCTATCAAGGAGGGGCGGTTCAGGGAAGACCTCTATCACCGTTTGAACGAATTTGAAATTCAACAGCCATCGTTGGCTGAATGCCCGGAGGATATCCTTCCCTTGGCTGAGTTTTTCCGTGAACGCTATTCAAGGGAGCTGAAACGGGAAACAAGCGGTTTTTCCGATGATGCCAGACGCAGAATGCTTGCCTATCCATGGCCGGGTAATGTGCGTGAACTGCAAAATCGGGTAAAACGTTCCGTGCTTGTTTCCGAATCACCGTTATTAGAAATGGAAGGATTAAATACAGAAATCCACCAGCATAATAATGAGACAATTCCCTTAACTGCTATCCGCCCGCTGAAAGACGAAACGCAGGAGAAAATGAACATAATCAATGCTCTTAAAGCCTGCAACGGACATCGGGAACAGGCGGCTGCGATGCTCAAAATCAATCCGGCAACACTGTACAGAAAGATGAAAAAATACGGGCTAAAATAAAATGCTATGACAAGTATTCAATAATTTCAATAGGAAAAGTATGTTTGCATATCATCTGTAGATTAAAAATCTCACTTCTTCCAACAATGGTATTTGCCGTCTGATTTACCGTAATTCTTGCAGGATGTAACTTGCATTTTGCGAGATTTCTTGCATTCTGCAAGGTCTTATTTCCATCATTTCTTTTCTCTAATAATTTTTATTTCGCTGTATTTCAATGGAATATCGATGCCATTCCATGAAACATGGTGCCATTGGCATGCCGTTAGCCCTATATCATGATATAACCTGTTGCGCAACAAGGTGTAATCACCCGATTATTTACACTCAAAGACAGACCGTATTATGATACAGATAGACCGTGAAACCTTCCAGATGATGCTCCATCAGATCATGGAACGGTTCGACAAGATTGAAGACAGACTGAACCGCATGAACCGCCAGACTTCCGCCCTTGACGGCGACAAGCTGCTGGACAATCAGGACATGTGCGAGCTGCTCGGCATAACCAAACGCACCCTCGCACGGTACCGCCAGAAGAAACTCGTGGCGTATTACATGATTGACGGGCGTACCTATTACAAGTCTTCTGAGGTAGAGGCATTCCTCAACCAGAAGGGGAAACGTATGCCGGCAAGACTGAAAAACCAGGTGGAATAATAAAACTGAAAAGAATATGGAACTTGTATGTATTGACAAACAGACTTTTGAAGAGCTGCGTATCCGCTTCTGCAAATTTGAGGAACGGATGACACACATTTGCCGACCGGTAGAGGACCTCGGCCTGAAAAACTGGCTGGACAACCAGGAAGTGTGCGATGTGCTCCGCATCAACAAAAAGACTCTTCAGGCATATCGGGCCAAAGGGATACTTCCCTTCAGCCGTATAAAGAACAAGCTCTTCTACAAGCCGGAAGATATACAGAGATTGTTGGATTTGAGTTATCACCCTTTAATAAAGAGCAGATTATGAGCTATCATTTCATAGACAAGAAAGACCCGCACATTGATGTGATGTTTCAGGGATTGGAGAAATTGGAGAAGATGCTTTCGGTATTGGAGGAAATCCCGAAAACGTTCTTCAACGGTGAACGCTTCCTTACGGATGAAGAACTTTCCAATGTCCTGCGGGTAAGCAGACGCACATTGCAGGAATACCGTACATCCGGTGTAATCCCTTACTACCTGGTACAGGGAAAGGCTCTCTATAAAGAGTCCGACATTATGAAAATACTGGACGATGCCTATAAGCGGTGCCGGGAAGAACAACGCTGGGTATAGCTGGCATCATTAAAGTCAGAACGGAGAAACGACCTGCCGGGTTGCGGTTGTTTCTCCGTTCTCCTTTTCATACGGCTTGCGATTTCCGCTTCCGTTTTTTCTTTGTCGTGAAATCCTCTTCACATAATTCTATGCTGTTACCGAAGCCGGTGGCTCTCAAGCGTTTCATGTCCTCGTCCACTTTTGTGTCCATGACCTGCGCGTAAATTTGCGTGGTGGAAATGGAGGTATGTCCCATCATACGGCTTACCGTCTCTATCGGGACACCCAACGAGAGAGTGATGTGGGTTCCGTAATTATGCCGGGCCTGGTGGAAAGTCAAATCAAATCCATAGGCCTTTCCCAATTCTTTTGTCAGCATGATAAAATAACAGCGTCCGTAAATGTTGAACACCTTGTCCCCGGTTCTCTGGCTACGGTACTTCTCTATGATTTGGAGAGGAATATCCAGCAGACGGACAGAGGAAAGCGTATCGGTCTTTTGGCGGTGGATATGAATCCACCAAGTGCCGTCGTCTGCCTGCGTAATATCATTTACCGACAACCTCTTCAAATCCGCATATGCCAGTCCGGTAAAAGTCGAAAAGATGAACATATCCCTCACGAATTGTAATTGCGGCTTCTCTACGGGAGTAGTCATCAATGTCTTGAGGTCCTCCAGCTTCATGTGGCGGCTTCTTCTTTTGGGGAGTTCGGGGTGCAGACGGCAGTATGGATCCCGTCTCAACGTGCCCTGGCTGACAGCCCGTACCGTAAGTTTCTTCAAGCGGTACAGATGCTCATGCACGCTTTTGGGCTTCAGGTTGCGGTCGGTGCGCAGGAAAACTTCAAAATCGTCATAGAACACCCTGTCAAGACTTCGCAACGTGACATCTTCCATACCCTTCTTTTCCCGTACAAATGCGGAAAGATGTTTGTATGAACGCTGATAGGACTCGTATGTCTCCCGTATGCGGTCTATCCCGACACGTTTCTTGAATTCCTCATTATGCTCCCTGAAGAGAGCCAGCAGGGTAAGCGGTTTCTGTCCGATACCTTTGACTGCATTCTTGACCAGTTCTGCCGTGATGAAACCCAGGCTGTTCTTTATCCGATCATAATGTCCGGCTATCTCGCTTGTCAGGTCATCTATGGCGCGGTTCACAGTAACGGCATTCTCGCTTCGTCCATCTGCACGCCCTTTCTCCGGATTCCAGATAGCCGGATTGACAGATACTTTGGTACCTATCTGAGCCCATTCGGCACCGATGCTCACCTTGCACAACAACTGGCACATCCCGTCCTTGCGTATTTTTGTACGGTTGATATAAAACAGCACGGCAAATGTGCTGCGGCGTTTGGTATTCTGTTTCTCAATATTCTGTTCCATATACTTTCCATTTAAGGGTTTATTAAATGACGACAGAAAAGCGTTCTGAAATTTTCCGATTCAGTGCCTTTGTATCGGCATCTATCTTGTCATCGGTTACTTTCGCATAAATTTGGGTGGTTTCTATCTGACTGTGTCCGAGCATTTTGCTGACTGTTTCAAGGGGTACGCCATGGGAAAGTGTTATTTCCGTAGCGTATGTATGACGGGCGGCATGAAAGACCAACGGACGGTTTATGTGGCAGATTTGCGCAATCTCTTTCAAATAATGGTTCAGCATAGAATTGCAGTACATCGGCAGCAACTTGTCATCGGGAGCAGTGTCGCTGTACTTCTTCAGAATCTGTAATGGCAAATCAAGCAGCGGAATCTCAAATTCTATTTTGGTTTTCTGTCTGGCACTTTTTATCCACCATGTCCCATCTTCTGCTGAACATAGGTTGCTTTTGGTCAGCAGACACATATCTCTATATGAAATCCCGGTAAAACAGGAAAACAAAAATATATCACGGACATGATATAATGTCTGTCTGTGAAGCGGAGTGGTCATGATTCTGTGTAACTCTTCTGCCGTGAGATATTTCTGTACGGCTTTAGGACGCACCGGCTCGTATCCCAAAAACGGACTGGCGGTAATGATACCGTCAGCGATGGCCTCGCCGACAATCGTTTTCAGTTGTACGGTCAGATTGATGATTGTTCCGGGGGCGAGATTGCGTTCTGTCCGAAGGTACAAATCATACTTGTCAATAAAGGAACGGTCCAGTGCTGAGAACGGAATATCGGAGAGTTTGTATTTTGTCTGCAAGAATCTTTCGATATGGTTGTAGGCATTCCGATAAGCACGCAAGCTTTTCATGGTACGGTTTACTCCCACACGCTTTTCAAAACAATTGATAAATCGTCTGAAGTAGCCCAAAAGAGTTTCCTGTCCGCTGGACATTCCAAGCAGAATACTTTTTACCTCTTCTGCTGTCACACCGTCACGTACAGCCGACAGTTCTGAGTAGATACTTAAAGCCATTGCACGAATCTCGTCCAGACGGTTGTTTATTTCCTTTGCAGCCATACTCTTGCCTGACGCACGTCCGGAAGTCCAGCGCGACTGTGAAACTTTCATCTTCACACTGAATGCCGCTTCCGAGTATTTTCCGACACTTAATTTAGCCATTACAGGGCTGTTTCCGTCAACATCCGCCTCGCTCTTTTTCAGGTAGAACGATACCTTTACATTTGCTTGATTCATAACTAATTCCTTTGTTTGCAAAATTATTATATAGCGAGCAAATGAATGGCATGAAAAATATAGCGGAACGGAGAATAAGGTCCTTCGCCTAACAAACAAACCCTGTCTTTTTTTCTAATACGGAAAAATATGACTAAGTTTGCATGATAGACATAGCAAGAAACATCGTTCCATGCAGTGATAAACAGGATATGAAAAGTAGAAATGGAAGCTATTTCCAACCCTCTTTTTCAACCCGGAAAAGGCAACGGATAAGTAGCGATTTGTTTTCCGAACTCCCTCAAAAACGGTCAAAAACCACAAATGGAAGAATCTGGACCAAAGCTACATATTCCTTTAGTTCTCAAACACTTTGTACTATTTCCTCAAAAGTTATCCGAATGTGGGCGAGTTTCCATATCTTTGTTCGTTATGTTCCCTGAATACCTGCAATAGCGTTTTGCTATCCTCGTCCACACCATAATACAATTTTCTTACAAGATCGACAGTAATAACCTTGTCGGAAGATTCAAGTTCCCTATAAATTTGGTGTACGTGCGAACATGTGATTTTTAAGTAGTGGTTCAGTTTCACTGACATACGGTCTTTGCTTTTGAATTCTCTTTTGCCCGATTCCATAAGTTTACAGGGCAGCTTCTTTTGATAGAAATATCTACCATACAGCCGTTTACAGTGATTCTCATGCATACGGGTACTTCTCTGTTCTTTAATAATTTGCCTTTCTTGATGAAGAACAATACAGAAAATGATTTTCGAGCCATTTTTACATCGTTTTAGGAATTACAAAACTATGTATTCTCTTCCAAAGTAAGTCTATGCAAAATACTATGAATCAGTGAGAAATATACAAATTCGTGGGACTTTTTCCGGCTAAATTTTAGTCCCACGATTTATCCACCGATAATATGCTTGAAACGGCTATTTTCTGCTACCTGCCAGAAAAAAGAAATCCCTGACAATATCTAATTATCAGGGATTTGTTTGATTTTTCTTTTGTTTTCCGTGATCCGCCTGGGGTCACTTTGTGATCCAGCTGGGAACATGGAACATATTCATAATCAACTGGTTATCACTTAATTTGTCTTTTGGGAATATTTTAAAAATAACAGATGGACAAATAGTGGACGAATAATTGTCGTTTCTTGTCTATCTATTTAAAATACTATTATCAATACTTGTCTGAAAATGACCTATTAAGACTTCCATTTCCGACATTTTCTAAGAACTCTGATTTAACAATGGCAAAAGTACAAATTAAGACAATATCATGCAAATTATGCGTAAAAAAATGGTTTACAAAATTATATAACATAATTTTGTAAAATATGCGTGTAATTCATTTTTTGTTAAGCTTGGGTATATCCTATTATGGGGTATACCCTATTTTATTATTATGAGAAATTCATTATTAAAGACTGATCTATTGATTCTACTTAGCACACACCAAAAAATCGAAACAAAGACGTTAGAAAAAGCCTATGTGCAATTCGTAAACAAATTACAGGTTTTTATAAATAACTCATCTGATTTGGCAACTTCCTATTTCTTAATACATTACACAAGAATTGAATTAGAAGCTATTTTAAAAAAAGATACTACGAATAATATTATATTGAATAAAACCCTTTCAATTATCAATGTTGCTTTAGAATGTTTGAAATTATCAGTACTAATTGAAACAAAAACATTAAAAATAAAAAAGCCCCTACGCTGGACGGCTGACTTATGTAATGCCGTTGAAATAATATATGCACTTTTCCACAGTAAATGTATCAATAATGGAGAAGTTACGATTAAACAACTCGCAGAACTATTTGAAAAGGCTTTCAACATAAATCTCAATAACATTTCATTGTTATACATCCAAATAAGAAGCAGAGTCGGAGAAAGAACAACTTTTTTACGTCGTTTAACGGACAACTTAAACAAGGCAATGTTAGAAAAGGACAAATAATTACTATTAACCTAATATTAAGTTAAAGACTTTCTATTTTTTCATCCTACACTTTTGTAGCAACAAATTTAAAACTAAATAATTATGGAAGTTGTTACATTAGATTCACAGGTGTATCGGAATCTTGTAGAAAAATTAGAAACTATTTTTCAATTCGTCAAATCACAGGGTACAATACAATTAAACGAATCAGAAAAACCGAGAGAAAAAACAGAAAAAGGAATTGCATTAGACAACAAAGATGTATGCAAACTTTTACATGTTAGTTTAAGAACATTAAATCGAATAAGAACCCGGGGAGAAATTACTTATACCCGTATTGGTGGGAGAATCCGCTATAACATTGAAGATGTAAATAAATACATAGCAGAAGGTAAATACGAAACGGTAAATGAAATTGCTCAACATAATCATTTATCCATATGA